TGACCGTCGGCCTGACGGTGCGTGTGGCGGACCTTGCTGTCGTGCATGGAGATCCACTCCAGCTCGAAGGTCTCCTCGCCCTGCACGGCAGCGGCGATGGTGGCGGCGGACAGAATCTCCGCTGCCACCCAGGTGGCGACCAGGGTGTGGCTGTACTCGTCGACGCGCTTGGTCTTGGTCAGGGCGTGGGTGAGGTCGAGGGCCAGCCGTGCCCAGGCGGGTGCCGCCTTGCCGGGGTCGCCTCCGTCGTCACGTACGACGCTGTCGAACAGCGGCTTTGCGGCGTCGACCACGGTGCGCCACCAGGTGTCGGCGCCGTCCTGCTTGCGATCCAGTGCCCGGCCGACCACCGGCTCCAGGGCGGCGATCAGGTCGTCCTGGGCCTTGCGTCGCTTCGCGGCGAACTGGATCCGGTCGAACATCAGGTCACCGTGGCGAGCCACTTGGCGAGTGCGTCGCGGGTGTGGGGCTTGCCGGAGGTGAGCAGGCCCATCGTGTAGGAGTGCAGGGTCTTGACGGTGGACTCGCAGTCGGGCGCGATGCCGTCAAGCACGATCGGGGCACAGGGCCAGGCGTCGACCAGCGCCTCGGTGGCCTGGCTGGGGGTCAGCGACATCATCGTGTGGGTCTCGTACGACGGCACCCCAGGCGGCTTCGTCCCGGCCTGGCGCAACCGGTTCCCTGCTCTCTCGAGCGCGCGGAGCACCAGGCCCTCGGACCCGGCGAGCAGGGCGGCGGCACGGTCCGGCAGGTCCCGGTTCGGGTGGTCCTCCAGTGATGGCGGTGGGCGGGACTCGTTGATGTCCGGCGGCATCGGCAGGGTCGGCACGGCGGCGGGACCCAGGTCGACACCGAGCGCACGCAGGGCCTCGTTCACCATCTCCGGTGTCGCGGAGCCGGAGGCCACCTTGACCGTCAGCCACATCTGGCGCTCGTCGGGCTTCATCGCCTCGGACACATCGAAGCCGTTCTCGCGCAGCACCACCTCACCGGAGACCAGGCCCCGGTCGTAGAGCTCCATCGCCTCGGCGGAGCGGTCGGGCCGCAGCCGCAGGTCGGAGGTGTCGTAGCGAATGGTGGCCACCGGGTCCTCGGTGACCGGCCGCAGGTAGTAGATGGCGATGGCAGAGACCAGCACGTCGAGCATCGGCTCGACGTGCATCTTGATGGTGTCCTCGTCGATCTGCCAGGCACCCCAGTGGGAGACGCCGGTGCCCTGTCCGCCGCCGGTGCCGAGGTTCGAGGACATCCCCAGCACCCGCTCGGGAGGCAGGTCCATGCCGAGCGCGAACCGCTGGATCGCCTCCTGCCGGAGCCCCTTCGCCTCGGTGTCCAGCTCGGACCAGAACTTGATCCACTCCTGCTTGCCGATGTGCTCGCCGGGGGCGGTCATCACGATCGGGATCTTCGCCGCCGGGTTCGACGGGTCCTCGATCGGCTTGAGCATGTTGTCGGCCAGCAGCGTCATCAGCTTGTCGGCCTTGTTCCGCTCGGCGTTCTCCTCGCCGTCCAGGTCCGGAGGCTCCGGGAAGTCGATCTCCTCGGGGACCATCCAGACGCCGGCCCCGGCGAGCCGCGACGAGCACTGCGCGAACACGTACCGGGTGAGCCACTCGATCTCCTCCAGGATCGGGAGGAGTGACCGGAACGGAGAGTCGGCCTGGATGGACTCCTGCGGGTCGGGCGTCCAGATCCGGATCACCACGTCGTCGTCGACCAGGGGGATGTTCGGCTGCCCGCCGCCCTGGACGATCCACCACTTGCCGCCCTTGCCCATCGGCAGGCCGTTGGTGCGGGTCTCCAGCACCGAGCGGATCTCCCAGATCGGGTCGGTCTCCCCTTGTGGTGTGCGGCCGATCAGGAAGCACTCACCGGCGATGGTGAGGTGGACGCCGACCGCGGCGTTCATGGACTCTTGGCCCTCACAGCCGTTGAACAGCTCGTCGAGGGCGTCGACCGCCGGGCCGCTGGTCAGTTTCGGTGACCGCTTGTCGCGGGGGTCGGCGGGAATATAGAGGTCGGCCTTGGAGAGCGCGTGGCCGAAGAACTGGGCGGCGAACCTGGCCTCACCGCAGATGCGGTAGTGGCGGTACGCCTCGGCCTGCCAGGTGTTCGGGGAGTTGTTGTAGATGCGCGCCGTCTTGGCGTCGAACCGGGTCGCCGATGCGACGAGTGAGCGGGTGGGGAGCGGCACTACTGGTGCCAGCTCCCTCTGACGACGGGGCATCCAAGGCTCCTGTTAGGTCTGCTACTAGGACGGAGTGTGGCACAGGCTCAGGTGCAGACACGGCAGGAGCAGTCGACGACACACTGGTACGTGTCGTTCCACGCCTCCCCGTCGCACTTCTCGTGGTTCCCCCGGACGCACTCCTCGCAGGGGACTTCGACGCCCATTACTCAGGCTGGTCGTAGGCGACGACGATGGCGGCCAGGTAGGAGCATGCCCACCAGGCGTTGGGGACCAGCCACCAGATCAGGAACCCGTTGGTGCTGGTGTTGTTGTAGACCAGGAGGAACCAGGCGATCTGTCCGGCCATCAGGTACGGGGCCACACAGAAGGGGCAGACCACCAGTTCGGCCCAGCCTTTCAGCTTCGCCGCGATCCTGGGACGCGCCCACTCCATCGGAGGCCAGGTGTCGTGGGTGATCAGGCGGGCTGTCCGCGCCACCGAGAGCACGCCGATGATCACCCACACCACCGGGTGCAACAGGAAGTCCATCTCTCTCCTCTACTTTGACCAGTGGTCAAACTACCCGCAGGTGGCGGGGCACCGGCGTACGACGCACCAGGCGAGCCGGACTCGAGACCTGTGCCACACCATGGCCGTTGACCAGGGCGGTGGACCCATGGACGAGGGCGTCGACACGGTTCGGGGACGGACCCTCCCCGGGAACCCAGGAGGTCTGCTCGTCCTCCAGGTCGTGCAGGTCCCCACGCTCTCCGACGTGGACGACCCGGTGCTGCTCGTAGCGGGCCACCACAGGCTCGGCGCGGATCTTCTTGCCGTGCCGGGAGTTGACGAGCTGTATGCGGGCGTCGAGGTCCTTCGGCTTCGTGGTCTCCAGGACGTGCTTGACCATGTTGCCGCCATAGTTCTTCTCGGCGACGATCGCGTCGACGGAGTAGTCGGAGACGGCCTGCCACACCCGCTTGCCCCACACGTCGGGGGTGAACTTGCCGGTCAGGTCGGCGAGCACGAACTCCAGGTCGTCCTTGCGTCCCATCACCACGATGCCGGTGTCGTCGGCACGGGCGTCGGTGGATCCGGCGGGGTCGACGGAGACCACGATCCGATCCAGGACGGGGGCGTCCTTGGCGTAGGTGAACAGCCCGTAGTTCCACAGCGCGCCCTCGACGTCCTCCAGCACCTCGCCGTAGATCTCCTGGGCTCCGAGCCGGGTGCCCTCGTGCTTGCCGATCACGTTGCGCTTGAACGACTCGGCCAGGTTCTGGGCGTTGAAGTAGGAGGAGACGCGGTGGACGATCGTGATCTCCTCCTTGACCCGGGCCTTCATCCAGGGGGTGGGCTTCGGGGTGGAGGTTGCGACCACCTTCGGGTCGCGGCCGTGGGCGTCCTTGATCCGCAGGCCGAACTCCATCATCGACCAGACCTCGTCGACCAGCGGGTAGTGGGCGGGCTCGTCGGCCCACACGAAGCCAGACTCGGGGCCACGCAGACGGTCGGGCTCCTCGGCGGAGAACCCTTGGGCGACGCACCCGTTAGGCCAGGTGAGCCGCTTCCGGGACGGCTCCCACACGGGGCGGGAGCCGGGCTTGGCGGTCGCTAGCAGGCCGGACCGGCCCTCGACCATGGTCTCCCTCAGGTCGGGGCCGGTGGCGGCGATCAGCGTGATGCGTGGGGTGATCAGGGTGGCCTTGTGGGTGGTCTCCGACCCGGCCCTGGTCTTGCCGGAGCCGCGCCCACCGGACATCAGCCAGTTCTGCCAGGGCAGCGGCCAGCGCGGGGGACGCTGGTCGACGCGGGCGTGCTCCCACAGCCAGTCGTCGAGCGCCTCACCGTCCACACCGCAGGTGATGCAGCCCCAGCGGCCGGCGGGCGTGGTCTCCCAGATGTGGCCGTTGGGGGCACCGCACTTGCGGCGGGACCGGGGGTTCGCCTTGACGTGGGCGTGCCCGTTGCAGAGGGAGTCAGGACAGAAGAACGGACGCCAGGCTTGGTTCTCGGCCTGACGGAGCGCCTCTAGAGCCTTGGCCTGGTACTCGGGCTTCCACTGCTTGTAGGCGTCGATCGCAGGGTCATGCAGATCACGCGGTGTCGAGACAGGCACTTTCCGCACCACCATCCACCGTGAAGGCGGGTCGCCACGGAGCCGGAGGGCAGCCAGGAACCGCACCCCCCGGCGCACTTGACGCTCCAGCGCACCTTGCCCATGACCTAACAATACCCACTTGTCTCACCTCGGTCACCGGACTTCCTCGTAGGTGTTCGCCGGGCCGACCATCTTGTGGTCGTTGAACTCCCCCACGGTTGGCCGGGTCGGTGGCAGCCGGGAGAGCATCTCGTCGAGGTCCTCGCCCAGGTCCTTGGCAAGCCGCTCGCAGACAGCGATCTGGATGTAGCGGGTGATCGACGGGGTGCCGGTGACCGAGCAGGCGTCGAAGCACATCGACGGCATCTCCGCCGACGTGAGGAACTGCATCTTGGTGCGTCCCTCACCCAGCCTGAACGGCATCCTCGACTACCTCACCCTCGACGATGTCGAACTCGGCCATGTCCGGCATCTGCGCGGCGACCACGCGGGAGACCCACTCGTCGATCTGCTTCTGCTCCGGGGAGGTGACGGTGACCTCCATCGGTGCGTCCAGACCCCACAGCTTGCGGTAGTCGGCGATGATCTCGCGGGCTCGGCCGACAGCGGCCAGGTGCTCCGGGTGGTCGCCGTCGGTGGCCTTCGGGTACACCGAGCGGAGCATCGTGTCGAGCCGCCCGGCCACCAGCAGACGCAGGTGGTCCTTGTCCATCGCCGTCAGCCGCTTCTCCAGCATCAGCTCGACGGCGACCTTGGCGGCTCGTGGCGTCGGATAGCCGCAGGTGCGGGCGATGTCCTTCCAGTTCGCACCTGCCATCGCCAGCGACAGGGCGGCGTTGGACTTGCGCTGACGGGCGCGGGTGATCTCCTTGGAGCCGTGGCCGGAGGTGTCGACCACCCCGGTCGGGTCGCTGGAGTCCTGTGCCTGCATGGGGCTGAGGTTACAGCGCCCCGGCCAGGCGGAGCAGCAACTCGAACCTGTCCGTGTCGGTCTCGGCCTCCCGCGTGGCGTGCCGGAACGCCTTCATCATCTGCGGGGAGACCCGCAGGGTGAGGGTGGGCCAGTCGGCCCGCTCGAAGGTGGGACGCATCTCGGCGAGAGCCTCCAGCGCCTCCATGTGGTGCTCGTCGACGCCGGTTCCCCGGAGCTGGTCGCGGGTGGCGATCTCCACCAGCGTGTCCAGCAGCATCGCGTTGTCGGGCTTGGCGTTGCGGGCGATCACGTTGAGCGCCACCATCAGCTTCTTCGCGGTCAGGTCGTCGACGTCGAGGGGCAGCAGCGGGGCCACCTCGGCGTCGTGTTCGAGGAGCGAGTACCAGGTGTGGGTGCCCGCGATGATGTACCCGGTGGACACCTGGTACTTGATGACCTCGCACATGCCGTTCTCGTCGATGGACTCACCGATCGCCTCGACGTCGCCGTTGTTGTAGTTCTCCGGGTGCGGGGTGACGGAGTCGATGGGTGCCAGGAACGGCTCGAGCGCAGGGTGGAACCGGACCCGCCCGGAGACGATCACGGGTGTGC